AAAGTAGTTTTTGAAGCAGATATTATTAAAGGGAGATGTTTGTTGTATAATTTCGCATGATTTCCGCAGGTGCTTCATAAAAAAACCTTCGCATGATTTTCGCAGCCTGCAAAATCTGTAAAATTAAGCTGCGGGAAATCATGCGAAATGACTTTTGAATACTTAAAAATCTTTTTGAATAATTGTTGGAGTAAAATTTTAACCTAAAAGTGAAAAAACAGACCTAAAAGTGGAAAAGTAAAAAATTTTCAACGAAATTATCTTGAAAGTGAAAAATTTTTCTCTCTAAGTTTTCGTATTTTCTTGAATTGAAAGGGAAAAATTTCCAAAACCTAAAAGTGAGACAACCTAAAAGTGAACATTTTCAAGGAAATCTTCGAAAAGTAAGTGAAAATAAAAATAAAACAAATTTTTTGATAAATTTATTATTTCAAATTTTCAGTTGTTATTTTATTATTATTATTGTTTTCAAATCCGAAAATCCATCGACATCGACCCTGTTTCATTTACAATTCTCCACCTGCAACCTCTTTGTATTTTCCTTGCTCAATATCCTTATAGATATTGTCAAAAGCCTGTGATGCAAATGACATAATCGACGCAAGTTCGCGAATCGATAGAGTTTTCTGAGTCATGAGGTTAACAATTCTTAACTTGGCATCATCAAATTTCATCTCAGCTTCTTCTGCCCTTTCCGACAGCAATTGTTGATGATGTTCACTGTCCTTGCTGCTATCGCTATCATACTCATTCTCCATCTCTGTTTCGTCCATCTTTCTTTTCTTCAAAGCCAGACCATCTTCATTTTCACTCGTCATAATAGAAAATTCTACAGACTCAGCCTCAGGTTCAGGTTCAGGGATATCCGTTGAGAGACTTTGAGTCGCTTCAAACTCTGACCTATGATCAGGCGATTCCGGTGATTCAAGATATTGAACGCCATTCGCATTTTCGACATTAATACAATTAGTTTCAGATTCATCGTATGCAACTTGACGACGGCAGTTTCCGTTACATCCACAGTCACAAGAAGTCGAATTCATTTTTATCTTTTGGTTTCAGAAACTGAAACTGAGATTTCAAAATCTTCTTGAGAATATTTCAGAAAGATTTTTGAATGACAAATGAATATGCTCACACCCTAATCAACATCTATTTATACACATGAAACAAAATATGTAACAAAGAGAAGATAAAGGGTAGCGTTTTGTCACCCTCTGGAGGAAGAAGAGGAAGAGGAATTTTCGCACGCGAACGCTCTATATCTTAAGCTTTCTCTTTCTTTTTCCTGATTCTACACACCCTCCTCGAGCTTGAGATTGTAAATGGACTACATTCACACGCTAAAATTCTCGCAATAATATAATGCTAGCTATAATTTGAAATTTCAAATCTGTAAATATGACTTCTAATTCTAACTTTAACTTTAACACAAAAAATACAATCAGTTTTATTTTGTTTGTAAATTTTTTTATATTTATTGGTATCGTATATTATCTGTTTGCATATTTAATGTATTCAAAATAAAATTATTTCATTTCCATTTCATATAGACTTCATTTTTCCTAATTTTTTTAATATTATTTTTATCTTTATCATTCGTATAAACATTTTTACGTTTTGTTCCTTGAGGTAGTTGATATATATAATTATTATCACTATTATGAACATTTTTCAAATGTCTGTCGAGAACTTTTTTCTCTTTATAACTATTAGAACATAATTTACACTTATGTAGATAAACTGCTTGTTTTTTTCTCGTTGATCCTTTTTCGATGATATTTCCATTGGTGTTTCCAATCTTTCTCTTTACCCCATGATTATCTTTCGATTTATAATTGTTATCAACATTATGAATATTTCCCAAGTGTCTGTCATGAGATTTCTGACTATTGAATGAAGCTGGACATAATTTACATGCTATAACACTGCTGCTGATATTATTGATTATTGGAGATGTAGTAGTTTTAAAATTATCAGCATTAACATCATTGATGGGTATGTAGTTAGAGCTAGACGTTACAGAAGCGTCTTGAGTTTGAGTATTTGTTGCAGGTGCAGGAATCGAAACTTTCTTGTTTATGGAATTTTTCTTCTTAACTACTACTGATTTGGATTCGTTTTCAGACATTGTATTCTTCCAATTTTTCAATACATTTTTCTTTTTTTCTTTTAATAATTTTTTTCTTTCTATAACATTTCTTTTAGGAGAATGAAAATCTTTCGCATGACGTATAAGTAATTTATCAGTTGAAAAAACAATACCGCATTTATTGCAGAGATTTTGATTTTGATGTTGGTGATTGCGCGATTCATTAACTGTTTTGTCTATATCTATATCCATATCCATAATCTCAGACTCTGGTTCTAATACAGTTTGTAATTGTGATTGTGAATTTGTTTCTGGAGTATTTTGATTCTGATTTTCATTTGTTTTTGGTCTTAAAGGAATTCCTTGAATTTGAATATTTGTATTCGCATCGGTCGAGATGGACCTCTTAGAAAAATGAAAATCTTTTTTATGCTTAACAAGCAAATTAATTCCCGGAAAACTCATACTGCAAATATTACATAGATAAGATTTGTTAGAATTAGAATTTGGATCTTGACTACCAGATCCTAATCTTTCAATCTTCTTTTTGGTATTGATATCATATAAAACATTACGTCTCTGCAATTCTTTTTGTCTGATATTAGACATATCATTCATCACACGTTCAAGTTCAGGACCTAAAAACCGATTACCTTGTTGCTGATGGGGACGGGGCTGTATGTTTTTTAGCGTGTTAAAACTACTACTGAATACATCATCACTATCACTATCCAATTGAAAAGCTCTATGATTAGATGTAGGATTATTCAAAAGAAATTGTTCAGTCTCGCTAGAGGTATCTGTCGAACTATTTGTATTACGTCTAGATTGTGATGAGGATGTAGATGTAGATGTAGAATATCTATTTTGTGGTGGTAGGTTGTATCGACCATTCCCATCATTGTTATTACCGTCATCATTATTGTCGTCATCATCATAACCATCCTGATCGGGTGTTAGAGGTGTGTCTGGAAAAGCTCCACTCTCATTACCCACATCAAACTTATTAAGATCTCCAATCTTAATTTTTTCTCTCGAATCGGCACTATCTAATAATCTTTTATAAATATCCTGCGGTACTAAATACATAGATGAATATTGTGACTTGTTTTTCATTTTCGAGAAAAAAGATTCATCAAAAACGGTAAAGCTGTTGATAATATTAAACCAAGACCTTTTCCTTCCTGACCAAGAGCTCTAGTCTTAGCTGTTACTGATCGTGATTTTGAAGCAATAGTTTTTAGTCTATGAACAGAACACTGACTCTTCAGCTTATTTTTTATTTTGTTTTTATTTCTTATTCCTATATCAGTATACAAAACGTTATGAACACATTCACACAAAAACTCTACAGAATCTGTTTTTAAATAGGGAATAAGAAGAGATCTATCTTCAGGTTTTAACTTACTAACAATTCTTACAAGATCTAGATATTTTCTCCTGCTTCTCAAAGACATTTTTTAATTTTTATCTTAATTAAAACTGAGAGTTTCAACAAGTTTTTCATATTTTATTGTCTCGACATTGTCAATGAATAATACAAATACAAATATGTTTTAGATACTGTTCTGTTCTGTTCTATTCCATGTAGACTTTTATGGGACCTTCATGCGGAAAAATATTTGATCTTAATCTTATGTGATCAGGTGTTTCAGGGTGAAAATCGATTAGTAGATAGCTATAAGCATTTTTTGTAGCTTCTTTAAAAATATTAACCATTCTTGAACTATTTATTCCGATCTGTGAAGAAAATATTTTTACTTGACTAACATCTCTTGGGTTTTTCATTAAAAAAAAATATTTTGCGTTTTTAGACATCATTTTGTAAGATTCATTTTTAGACATGAATACCGCATGAGTTATGAATATGGTATTGCAATTTTGGTGATGAGATATTCTTGTAAACATTTTGCTATTTGTATTATCAATTAGCTCCATACAATCATCAAAAATACATATTGAACCTCCTTTATCTTTATAAGGACTAATTTTCTCCATATAATCATCATGACTTATCATTTTTTCATCAAGTTCAACAAGCTCGTGAACTAAACCTGTATTTATCATTTCATCATATATTTTCTGATGTTCAGTGTAGAATATGATTACTCTTGATGTCTTAGCGGAAAACAAAATGTCTTTATAAAATATTAAGTTTCTTATAAGTGTTGTTTTTCCACTACCCGTAGCACCACAAACAATAGAAGTAAAAGGACATTTAAACGTTAAATCATACATTCTTATTATATTTTCAGACGAAGTTTTTCAACATTTACAATTTTTCAACATATCGAATAGGTAGAACATCAGTTTTTAAGTACAGATGTCCTGCCAGAGCTTTCATAATTGTTGCTGTAGTTCCTCCTGAAATCATCAGAGATCGCTCTATGGTCATCTTGATCACACCCTCAGTGCTTCCAGAACCTTTGAGGTAATCATCGGAGCAGGATTGCGGAGCAGGCGCAAACAGAGCCAAGGAAGGGATATTAGAAACCAAGTTATCATATCCATTAAGACAGCAGATAACGGAAGATTCAAGGAGGATGCACAAGCATGTGTAATGATTTCTTGCAGCTTCATCATCTTTATCAACTTCAGGATGGACCTTTGTATATCCGCAGCAGCAACAAACAACACATCCGTTAGGATAGCTAGTGTCATTCGGCTTAATCAGATGAGATTGAGATTTTGAGTTGCTCCTCGAGTTCATTGCAGATTTTTGAATTATATGCTTAAGAAGTTATTGTTGTCAGCGCAACTTTGACGAATTGAATGAAAACTGAAACTTTTTGTTTTTGTAAGAAATCAGTGGAAGAAAAAGAGAGCGCTCTCAGACATTGCAATTGCAAATACACACTCTCGAGGACATTCCTGAGTCTGAGCTTTCTATCGAACGAGTATTCGTAAATTAATATGGTCATGAAACACGCACGCGCTGAAGTTGTTGTCACTACCACATTTGCATCCTCACCATTTTACGATGCTCAACATTATTTGAAACAAAAATTTCAATATGTTCGGAACTTGCTCAGACATTGAATCGTGCTTTGACTTGAGCTTTATTGAAAACTACACACCCAATGACGGAAAAGTTATAGCTAATGCTATAAGATTTTTCAAAGACCCGAACTTGTCGAAAGAAGTAGTATTCCTCGAGAGCCGAGACATACATAATCTTGGAGAATTTTTTCTTCGCTATGGGAAAGACGTCAGTGACAGGTAACTCAAAATATTTTACATTTTCATTTTCATGAGCATGAATATGAACATGGAAAATTTCCTCATGATAAAATTTAACTTTAACTTTAACTTGCTCTTGCTCATGCTTCTGCTTCTATATCTATTTAGTTACTATTATTCTTTTTGCAGGAGCTTTGAGAAATACGGATGTGAGAAAATCGAAGGCAAATACTGTATTTGCTTCATTGAAAATCCAAACCAAGTCCTCATTGATAAAATAACGCATGTCATGAAAATCTATAGAGGCGAAAAATCAAGTTATAGGGATGATAACACATTCATTTTGATGACAGATTTGGATATTTCGATCATCTCAGAATTTCTTATCAGATATGGAAAATCACTAGAGGAAGAAAAAAGACAAATGCAGACAATGTCAATGATGAATGCTAATGTTGTTGCGTGGTGAAGATTGCAATTTTTTTGGAAAACTTGAACTTTAACTTGAACTTAATACTAACAATCAAAATCAAAATTAAAAATGAAACAAAAACAAAAGTTAAAAAAATTTTTTTGTGATGATATTGACATTTTCCTACATTACAATAAAAAATTTAAATTACCAAAATGTGTGAGAATGCGGAAAGAGTGTTTGTGTTTCAGATATGAAAGAGAAATTGATTTTTACTTTGAATATCCGATATGCGCTATCCTGTCTTTAAAAAAATATATCAGAAAAACATTATGCGAAATCAAAAAACATAATAACTACGATGTAATATCTTTATTAGAATGTGCAAACTTCACAAGAAAAATCGATATAAGAACCCATCTGAGAGATCATAAAAAAACACTTAAAATTTTCGAGATGTGTTACCAAAAAATGAATAAAAAGAAGAAACACTTTCTAAGATATATGATATATATTGATACCCAAATGAAAAGATGTAACGACCTATTGGGTGATATAAACACATGGGAACTAAGTGATAGAGTTCCTATGTTTCAGTTAACATCAATACTTTATTCTCATTATCACACATTAAATCTTTTTGAAAAATTCGTGAAATAAATGCAAAAAATGTTATCATATGTGTTTTATTTTATCTTTATTTCATATTTCAATTATTTGGAAAACAAAAGATTTATAAATATTTTAGATCCTTCCATGAAATTTATCAGATTTCCACTATGAGAACGTATCTGAAATTTTATCTGTTTAATGAGAGTATTCTCAAGAGAATAGAATTCGTTGTTTTTAAAGTCTTGTGTTTTGTAAGCATCAGTAGATTCATGATAAACTGGAACAATCTTAACAAGTTTTGAAAATGAATTACCTACAATAGACTGTTCAATTATATCAGTATAAATCATTAAATAATCAGGTCTAAATTTGTTGATATCGAAATATCTTGAAAATTTTACATTCCTAGTTTCTTCTTTAACTGGGTTTGTGTTTACGAAAACAACATAATTTCCGTCTCGAGACATTCGTATATCAATTCCCTCATGTTCATCTTCATCATCAATAGTGTTTATATCTGTCAGATGATCAAATCCTAATAATTCACATATAGCCAAAGACATTGTTATTATACTCTGACTATATACATCAAGTGAGACTTTAATTTTTTTTTCACCATATTCTTCAACTTCTTCCATTTTAAATTTACCGTGTTCGTTACCCATACTTAAAAATTTATTTATTTCAAATATAATTCCTGAAGGTGTATACATAAGATTAGGTATTGTATACTCATTATCTCCTGATCCGTGTTCCATATTTGATGTGATTATTAACCTTAAATCTTTTTCGTGAGGAAGAGGTCTGAATATGTTAGCATAACTTATAGACGACAATGATACTTTCCAATCAGAATCAAGATAGTACGGTTGAGGCAAGTCTATAACAAATTCATTACATTCTTGATTTTCATTTGGTGAGATTCTAACGTTAAAACTATCAGGTTGAGAATTCATCTTTTTAAATTTTAGTTTTATAAATGTTGACACACCATAATCTATATCTATAAGATCATCGTTTTCATTTCGAATACTAAATGATAGCTTGTCTAAAACACTGTTTGACAAAGGAATATATTCTTCAGAATCAAACTGATGGATAGTATATTTTTCTTTCGTCTCAAATGATGGACAGAATATTTTTAAATCTCTTGTAAGTCTTGAGTTAAATATCTGTTCCATTACTTGATCGCATTCTATTCTTACAAGATCAGGATGTTTAAAGTTCCACCGTTTCAAGTGACCGTGTATGACAGGACTTGAAGGTGATATTATGTATTCAAAATATGTGTTGTTATTATCATGTTTTAATTTCAATAATTTATTATTATTTTTAGACAATCCAAAAGATTTCACAATTTCTTCATGCACATACAATTGATAATACACATGCGATTTCTTATTATAAACTATTTTAATATTTTCATCTTCATTCAAAAAAAATTCAATACCCAAATCTTTTTCTTCAATAACTTCAAGTGCTTTCTTGATGCTTTTTACATCTGAAAATCTACTCGGGAAAAAAATGTTAGATTCATGAATCCATGAACATTCAGGATCATTACTAATCTTGCTGTGTATTATGATGCTGGGTATACTCTCATCTTTTGGTATATTGATACTTGGAAATTTTGATGAAAATCCGATGCTTTTAACACAAACATTCCATTTTTCTTCATATGGTAATTCCAAATTCAAAGGGAGATTATTTGTAAAAGATGTTAATCTGTTATCATGATTTTTTTCTGTATCGGCATTTGAGAATGAATGAATATAAAATTCATTTCCATTTTCATTCATTGTAAACTTCTACTATATCAGAACTATCAATCCAGGAGTTATGCGAGTTGTCGTAACCTTTCCACTTAACAAAATATTGTATCTGGCCTTTTATTTTTCTCTGTTTAATAACTTTCTCAACTTTAAAAATATTTGAGTTGACAGGTGTCAGCTCATGAGCATAAAATCCACCTGTTAGTTTTTCTTTCTTATCAATGGTTTCAAGCAAATACAATGGTTTAGATAGTGTCTGCTTTATACCATATATATTGAATACCTGAAAATTACTTTGTTCATTATATCCTCTATGAAAAACACCTTTTTGTAAAGCTATCCTAACCATTTGATTAATTTTATATTTAGGTTTTTCAGTTTTGATTGAACTATGATATAATGACATTCTCAGAGCAATTTTTTCATGATTCTTTTCATCTTCAGCTTCTTCTGGTGACATACCTATCATTCTATGTTCTCTGTTATTATATGAACTGACAAAGTTTTGTAGATTATCCACATATCTGTTTGTTTCAAATTGTGACATGAATTTATATATAATACCTTGAATTGTTCTATTAAACCTTTCAATGTATGCCGCATGAACAGAGGTGAAGTTATGAAAAAAGTTTATATTCATTGCTTTGCAAAACGAGATAAATTTCCTATTTCTCAATTCGCAGCCTCGGTCAGATACAAATGTCTTTGGAGATTTCCCTGCTTCATCAATAATTGATTTAAAAGCTGATAGAATTGTGTCTGCTGATTTATCAACACATGGTCTTATCCATGCTTTTCTTGTAAATGTATCGATTACAGCAAAAATATATCTGACCCCATCATTCCATCTCGCAAGCTTCTGAATGTCAATTAAATCAGCCTGGAATTGATACCTCTTAAAATGGGAATATGAAGGATTTCTTTTCAAATCTTTATATTCTCTTCTGAGTGTGTAACTTTCTACACTTGCAAGAAGTTTCGCGATTTCTTTCGCTTTCAAAAGACCTCCATAATATTTATAGATATTATTAACACCGCTAAAAGCTATCGGGTGTTTGGGATTAGTATAGTTTATATTAAAATCATTTATACACTCGCTTTTGTTTTTAAAAATCATTTTATTTAATCTAATCAAGCAAACTATATTTATATTTTTTGTTATTTTTATTTCTCTTCACAGGTTTTATGAGGTTTTCTTTTGTGCTGATATGTTTTTTCCTCTTCTTACCTCCTCTTAAAGTACTAGCTATTTTACTACGTGCAGTGTTTAATTCATTTTGTGCTGACTCCTTAATATTTCGACCGTCAATTAGATCTGCTGACATATTTGCAGCCGATTGTTTTGCTGCATCTAATGCTGTTTGACCAATTTTTTTCACAAGAGGGTTAGATATCAAACTTCTACCTGCTCTTAAACCTAATCTTGCTATTGGTGCAATTCCTCTTGCAAGAGAAGCGAAAATAGAGCCGAGACCTCTACCTCTTTGAAATCTTGGTCCGTGATGATAATTCATTTTTTTTAATATATCTCTGGATTGACATGCAACTAATTCCTGTAATATTGCTTATCTGTTTTAAAGTGATATTTAGATTATTTTGCCTGCAAAAAATATATATATATGCTGAAATTATAGTTGAAGGATTGAATCCTGTATTAGACTTCTTAATGCTTTCCTTAATAAGGGTATATTGGTTAAAATCTAAACTTAGATTTGAGCATGCCCGTTCTAATATATTCTCGGTTTTTATAATGACAACACTAGAGTCTTTACATTTCTTGTTTTTTGATATTTTTGAATGATTTATTCCTGTCACACTGCTAACATCATTTACTGAGAATGGAATATCCATATCAGCAAGAGTTATATATAAACAATGAGTCATTAGAGTCTCAGAAGCGTTTTTCCCGAATTTCATGCTTAATATTTTTTTCGCTATGTGTGAAAAAGTTTTAGATGGTAGGTTTAATCGTTCAATCATTTCCTTTACATATTCAGATTCTCTTTCGGTCAGTCCGTCACGCCCATCCTCATCATCTTCCATACTCAAATAGCTTTCCCTTTCTTCAAACACAGAGTCAATTACCTGACCACATTCCACACACACAACACCCCCACCTCTGTAGTCAACTATATGATTTTCGTGAGAACATGAGTCAATGATGCTAGACATTCTAAATCTTCTCTAGTTTTACATCCAACAAGAACAACTTTTCCCGAATAGAATATTATAATAGTACCTACACGGACCTGTTTCAAAAAAACACCAGGAAATTTTTCGTTATTATATGTGATTTTTATACTTTTAAAGTTTCTGTCTTTGGATGTTCTTATCGAGTTTATTAAATTTTCAATGTGTATTTCTTTCTTTAAATCAATCGATCCTGTTATATTATCTATTTTCATGGAACTTCTATCAGCAACAAGTCCGATGTCTCTAAGCGATATAATCGATTCTTCAATCTCGTTAAAGTTTTTAATTTTTGTAATATTCACATGGTTGAGAACTTTCGATCCTGCTCTAAATACTGTATATACAAATCTGTCTCTGAATACAATGAAATTGTTATATTTCTTATATTTATAAGATGAATATCTCAATTTGTCTTCAACACTATCTAAGGATTGCAGGTGTATCTTTATACTAACCTTTATGTTTGTTATTTCCACATCCATTCTTACTCTTTGAATATCTATTACAAACTGAAATAAAATTATAAATACAATGGCTTATAACACTGACCGTAGAGGACTCGGCACACACGTGCATGACCTGACAGAAATAATGTCTGACGGCTTAGACATTTTTCACTTACCTCAGTCCGACAACTCTATTATACACGGGCGGACAATCGAGCATCACATGGTAACAGCTCTAAATGAGAACAACAATGTTTTTGAGTTTGTTATACCAAGCGAAGGTCATGATTATACATATCTACCTTTAACAAGACTAGAAGGAGAGATTCAAATTACAAAAGCAAATGGAGCTCCTGTAACTAATGATGATTTTGTAGCTCCTATAAATCTAATATCAAGCTCACTTTTCAGACAAGTTGAATGTGAAGTGAACGGTTATCAAGTATCAGATCTCACAAGCCCGACATATCATTATAAAGCATATCTTGAGACTTTAGTAACGTACGGTCTCGATGCAAAAAATACACACTTGCAGGCAGCCTTATATGAACCTGATTCTATCGGTCATGAAGAAGATTTTACAAACACTAGCGAATCATTTAAAATAAGGAAGAACTGGGTTGTTGCTAACGGAAATAAGTTATACTTCTCAACACCAATATTTGTTGATTTCTTTCAGTCTCAGAGATATTTAATTCCCGGACCAACTATCAAGCTAAAATTTTTGAAGAATGATGACAAGTTCTGTTTACTTTCGTCAACTTCCGACTGGAAATTAAAAATTAATAATCTCACTATCTCAACAAGAAAACTAAAAATTCATGATAGCATCACGCAAAAACATAGAGAACTCATTCTCAAACAACCAGCTTTATATCCTCTAAATCAATCTAAAGTGAGAACATATGTTATAAATGAGGGAATTACAGCAAAAACTCTTTCAGGTGTTTTCAGAGGAAAACTACCTACAAAAGCCATTTTCGGTTTTGTAAAGTCAAAAGCATTTAATGGGAGTTACGATTCAAATCCATTTTTATTTCAGCCTTTTGGTGTTAGTTATATCGGATTCCTAGTTAACGGAACACCATATCCATCACGCGTTTTACAGCCAGACTTTGAATCTGGGAAGTGTGTTAGAGAATATAGACACTTTCTTGATAATGTAGGGATTTCTCATGAAAATGAATCTAACTGCATCGGACTGGATAGATACAAAACAAATTGTACACTATTTGCATATGATCTTTCAGGAGATTTATGTAACGGTTTCCATAAACATGCTACAGATTCAGGATTTATTGATATCGAACTACACTTTAAGACAGCTCTAACTGAAAACATAACTGTTGTGATATACGGAACATATGACCAAGTTGTGGAAATAGATTCTCAAGGGCAAACAAAATTTGACACATCATAAAATGTCAGGTCTAACAAACAAGTATGTTGAAGATATAGGAAAAGAGCACTGTAGAGATTTCATCGGCACGTTCCCTTGTAATATATTACCAGAAATTGAAGGTAAAGAATCGTTTTCAGTAATCTTCAATGAATCAAGACATGATGAAGAAGGTACTCATTTTGTAGCTGTTTTCGCGAACAAAGAAAAAATATTTTATTTTGATAGTTTGGGTTTGAAATGTGAAAATAAATATATTAATAGCTTTATCGAAACATCAGGAAGGGAAATAAAAGAAAACAATGTGCAAATTCAAAGTTACAATAGTATATTTTGCGGATTTTTTTGTCTGTCATTCATTATCTTCATGACAAAAAAATATGAATATGATAAATATTTTGAAATATTTAGTAAAGACAATTTGAAATTGAATGATACAATCACTGTTGATTTATTATTAGCAATGATAAAAAATAAAATAAATTTCTAAAGTATAAATCTATTCTATTTTTATTTTTTGATTTGCAAGCATACGTATCGTGTCTGTGTCGGAATTGATAATAACTTTTGCCATCATGTCGATAAGTGAAGTTATCCCGGCGATATCGATATCAGAATCAGATGTAGGATGATTTTTAATATTCAGGACTATAATAAGCGTTTCAGCTATGAACACAATAAACATTACGTATATAATCACACATTTGTATTTTCTGTTTAAGAATCTATCACATCCCGATTCTGAATTATTTTTTGTTTCTATTTTTTCAAAATTCTCTCGCATTCCAGCTTCAACATCAATAGAATCAATGTTCAACACATTCATATTCATTTTTTCCCAGTGTTTTCGCTATCTCTAGTATAATAGTAATGAATCGGAATCAAGGTCTTCTAAAATCTTTTATTGTACTGACCGTATCTGTATCTGTTTTTAACACGCAAGAGACGCATTTGGTGACTTACAATTCGAGAGAACACAACATAATCTTCTTTAAGATGTGTTTGAATTTGATAAAGCTTTTTGCTATCCTATCCACACTCACACTAAATATTCAGATTTCAAAATCTCAATTTAGAGGTGTTTTAATCCAAGAAAAAAACTTTCTCAAAGATCTCATTCAGGTGTATAAGCTTAAACAAAATCCTCCTATCATCGAACAGATACGAAATAAACAGATCAAGAAAAATCTGACTTCAATTGCGAGTTTAACCTCATCTGAAAAGGTTCGGATGACAACATTTTTTGAAGAGGTATTGTGTTTCTATATTATATAGTATTATAATTATATATTATATGCATAAAATTTGAAACGTATTATCCTACCGAGATTCGAACTCGGATCTTCCGTTTATAAGACGAGTGTGCTAACCATTACACCATAGGATAGATATAACAACAAATTAAGACTCTTCTTTATATATTATATTCTTATTATTGATTTTAGGAAACTACAACAGCGCCGGATCATGATAAGATCAACATCAGCTATAGTGACGTCAGGGTTAGCAACAGCAACAGTGCTAACGATATCTCATCTCAGCTTGGAGACACAAAGTAATTTTCCGTTCTCATCTTTGTCTAAAGTTTCAGACGATTAACCTCACTTAGTAGGCGTAACAACAACTTCTAGAATTTTGACTGATTGATAATATGCATATACATATACATATACTATAACTATAGATGAGGATGAGCGTCATCTGCATCTGAATTCTTCTAGGTCACACCCAAGATTGGTCAACCTCCTTACATCCCTCCCTCAAACTCGAAAAATGAAGGAAAAGTTGGAAAAATACAGTCTGATGTTGGAGGAGGATAGAAAGAAAATGAAGAGGAAGGAGATGAGAGAAAGGAAAAAAATGTATTATTATATGAACAAGAAGGTGAAAATGAACTTCAAAATAATAGATTTACTCTACGGTGAGATTTTTAACATCATCTTTCCAGAAAACAAAAACATAATACATTATATGAAAGAATTACTGAAACTGAATTAAAAATACTTGAGCATTTATTTCACAATTTTTTTATCTTCTGAGTTTTCATTTTCATACATTTAAAACATTTATTTTTATATTTTGTTATAAGAGATGAACCAAACGGTGAGGAATGAATCCCGCAGTCATAAATCCATCTTTTTGAATCGAAGCACGATAGTGCTTTTTTCTTCCTGACAACAGTAAAAAGATTTTGTTTCTGTGAAACAATTCCTGTATAGTAATGCCTAAAGTCTCTTTTTTTCATTAAACATTTCTTGTATTCTGAAAATTTTAACCTATTTCTAATAGCTATTTTTCCAAGACCTTTGCAAACTTTTTTCTCAATGTATTTTCTGTCGCTGTCTTTCTTTATTTTCAAAGCATAACATTTGCTTCTTAACCCTACAAATTCAACACATCTCGAGTCACAATCTAGTTCGTCTTTGAAATAACCTAATTCCGACTTTCTTGAAGAATCATATAAGTAGTGATCTTTGTCATAGTTTGAATAGTCCATATGATCAGATAATTTCTTTTCAAATAATTCATTATCTTTTGTGTGTAAGCAGAAAGAATCTGAAAAGGGAAAAAAATGAAATGAAAAAATATTTAATGTATTGAGTAATTCTAGTTCTAATTTTCAGTGTTCATCTTCATGTTCATCTTCATCAATAGTTATAGAAAATATAAATTTTTAATTTAATTTACCTGTGTCTGAAAATAATAGTTCAATATTCTCTCGTCCGCATTTTTTCAATAGCACGTTGTAGAAAAAATCAAACATGAAGTGTTTACTCTGGAAATTTATGAACAAAAAATAAAAAATTAGAATTAGAAATAAGATAAAGATAATAGATGTAATAATATTGTAACAAGATAGAGATAGAAATACTAATACTTACATATTCCAGAATAGTAAATCCAACAGCATAAGGTTTATTATGGATTATTGATGGTAGTCTGTGTGATGTTATTACAAGATTTTCGTCTATTATCGAGAAAGTTTTAAAGGTGTGTTTTGACATTGCTTTCTTGAAACTTTTTTCGTTAGTATGTATTTTGACGTTAATATAATCTCTGACGTTTTCTATTGTTTTTCCATAACATGAGTTGGAAATCTTTTTGTATTGATTTTTCTCAAAAACAGTTTTTGCTTTTTTACGTTCATTTGTGCATTTTGTAATGAAGGGTTCTAGAAAACTGTCTTGTTTGAACATTAATATTCTATGAATCTTTTTCAGTTTCATTCCTAGCTGGAGATAAAGTTTTAAATTTTTTATATGAACAACATATTTCTTCCTTTCAAGAAAGGTTGACGTTAACTTTGTTGATTTATAAGTAGCATTTTGATTTGATATCTTATAGCACTGCTTAGAGTATCTTGATAAGTCATCAAGCTCTATTTTGTATGAATCTGGAGCTAGAGGGAAATCATTATGATGATAGTGCAATTCTTCAGGATATTCAAGATCCACTTCAAGTATGTAACCTTTTTCACCATCTATGTCAATCTCGTCAATGTCGAATGTTGATGTGTGATATTTCGGTAACCATTCGTAATCAGACAAAGGTAGTTTACCTATCTGACTTAGACCATAAAGATTCTGAAAAAAACAATAGTTATTATCAATCTCAATATTAAAATACTATTCTTTTGTTTACCTATATGAATAAAAATAAATTCAAAACTTTCTCACATTTGCATCTATGTAACGGATTGATTGATGTCCAACACCGGCGCTCTCTTCTTTTTCTTGAATGTTGACAGATTTGTATCTCGTGTTTATGAAGGAGAGTCCGCCTCGTATACCCTTTTCAATAAAGTGGATTTGGTCTATGTCTCTAGGCAATCCAATGACACAATTTGTTGTTTTCAACATAATATCCCATCCAAAACCGGGTAAACTTATATAATGAGAAGGGTCAAGACCTCCAAATTTTAGCATTGTTTTCCTGAATTTTTGGAAAATCTCAGCTAGCAGTAAAGTATCAATCATGCAATATAATTCACAATACTCCGATAGATTTTTTATCTCATATAAATCCCACATTCTAGATGCGAATTTGTGCTCCTCTACTGATATAGATTTTTCTTGTATTTTACTGTAGAAGTCTTTTCTAGCAGGTATTTTTGTAGTCGAATCCATTTTCAAAAGACTTGTGCTGAAAAAAAAATTATTTCATTTAACAAATCCATTTTTTCAAGAATTGCGCTCAAAGGAATGTGTCGGAAGGGTGAATGGGGATATAAAAGAAAATACTAGCGTCAGCAAAAGCATCAGTCTGAAATTGCTGTTTTTGAGGAAAAACCTGACCTGACCTTAACGACATAGCACTTAACCTTTTTTCTTTTTAAAATGGAAACTCAAAATCGTATTTTCATTAGTTTGAATACCAAAAATGCAATCGCTCCCTATTATTCTTACCCACTAGCAATGGGATATGATTTGTTTGCGTGTGAAGCTACCACAATTTTTGCTGGGAGAAAAGCATTCGTTGACACTGGAGTGTCAATTCGGATTCCCGAAGGTATGTACGGGCTTACATCAACCCGTGTAAATGCAAACTGGATGGAATTACATCCTATGATCTATGATTCTTATGATTCTCACAGAATCAGAATTTTTCTAACTAATCATAGTGCTACAGACTACAACATCAAGCATGGTGAAAGAATTGCAATCTTGAATATTATTCCGATGCAATCACCAACCATCTCGATTCAACAGCAATTAACAGAAACAGAAAATCATCAACATCAACATCAAGATCAAGAAATAAGGTAAAGATAAAAATTATAATTATAATATACTCACCAATATTCGTAAGGAAAAAATCCTTTCTGAAGCACCATCTCAAATTTTTCTTTGTCAAAATATCCTTTTGTTTTCACAATATCCGATTGTCTCAATATAGGATAATCATGATTAGAGTCTTTTAATTCTTCAGCAAGTTGTGATAAAGATGACTGTAAGAAAGCTAAACTATCTAGTAGCGTGAATGAATTAAATTTTATCATGCGGAAATGTTCCATGTTATATGGAAGCACATATAGATTCTTGACATTTTTTTTTGAAATTGCTTTAACAAGAAAATGAAAATCATATTTAGACCCATTATGCATAAAGATCTTTAAAGATTTTTGATTTTTTCTTTTCAGATTGCATGAATTGTGAGCTGCCGAAATAAATAAACCGTCTGAATGATCATGGTCTCTAACCTTAGGATCATCTTCGCTGAATGCTCTTTTACATATATAGCAAACATCACTCTCTTCATACATGATAACTTCTTCAGAGGTCAATTCTTTCATCGGGATATTCTTATTTAAATATGCAATTAACCATGTTTTTTCAATTTGAAATAAGTATTCAATAAAAACTTCAGCAGCATCAGGTCCTGTATATTTTTTTTCTTCGAGTATTTCATTATCTTTGTTGATAATATAAAAAGCAAAAGAAATAGGTTTTTGTTCAGTCTCGAATCTTGTGTATGAAGTGTCACACTTACAACGCACCGTATGACATCTTTCACAACGATCATCTACTTTGGGTAGTTCACACTCAAAATCTAAATAAGCTATTAGATCTTGCTCAAATTGGTTTTCATGTTTTCTAAAGAATATTTTATCGTTATTATCGTCTGGTGCTTTTTCAATTTGTGCTTTTTGAGAAATGCACGTTTTTAGATGTTTTTCCCTTGTATCGTTTTTAGTAAATTTGCTAAAACAATTCGGACAGAAAAAAGCATTTTCATAAAACTTTCTGTGTTTTCCGGTATCATAGGTTTTAGATAAAAATTTGTCGATATTTTTAATTAACACAAAATGATGATTCACATTAACACCATCATCATCTTCTATTGGTATCATTAGAAGATTAACAGTTTTAGAACCTTCACCAATACCACATTCAAGAGGAAAAATTTCTTTTCCTGATAGGTATATTATATTGAGTTTTATGTCAAGTTTTTCATTTTGTTTTACAAATTTTTTTACGTGTTTAATGCTTATGGGGAAGTTAATATCTCTGATATTAAAACTTCCTGTATATTTTTCATATTCTTCATGTGAGAATTTGTTTATGATATGAGAACCATACAAAAACTCTGTAATACAATAGAGAAAACACTTATTATCTTTGCTGGGAACGTTGATAAGATATTTCTGATTTTTGATCTTTCTTACATTGAATTTTAAGAAATCAGTATCCGACCCTCCATATATAGGATTAATTCCTCCAACTTCAACATCCATAGCAATCGCTGATTTAAAAATCCAATTTGACCCGTTGTTAATAAAATCTTCAATTCTGTTTGATTGCTCAATCATGGCAGATTCTATTTTTTTCTTGACGTTTTCTTTATCAATACCAGAAGCAGTATATGTCTTAGATCGAAAAGGTATTGAAGCACTTGTTGAAATTTTGTTATCATTATCAAGCATTACCATTTCAGCGATGAAGACTATGCAATATTTTACAACATTTTTTTGAGATATTTCATGAAAAATAACTTTTCTAATTTCATTTCTGACATTGTCATTTTGTGCTTCTGCAGGTGTTAGCATATTTTTTGCATCATATATTAATCTATAACTTACAGCCGCTTTTTGAAAAGCACTTTCTCTTACTTCAAAAAAAGTACTTGGTCTGTGATATCTTTCATTATGCTCGTTTAGTTTTTCAATATTTCTAAACATCTGACCACATAAAAAGCAAACAACTCCTATATCAGAATTAGAGTCAGAGCTGTGTTTTGTTATGTAATGTTTTTTTAGATTTCTTTTTCGAGTGAATTTACTCGAGCATGAAGGACATTGAAAATGCATTTTCTTGTTTTGATTTTATGGTAGCTCAATTTTTTTCTTCTTCTTTTTCAACAATCCGTACGAGGAATGAAGAAAATATAAATTGAAGGTGTAAGTAAATATAAATAGACTGACACCGAGACCGAGCGCTCGCTCTCATGGCAAGTTTTACCTTGCCGCACTCTCGAGTTCGGCTGTACACCATCACCATAACGCTTTTAGAAACTAAACGTCTCACATAATGCGAGCGCTCACACCATGACAGACTAGAACAGAAGATTTTTTCCATAACTATAAATTGTTTGAGATATTTAGAATTCAATACTAATTACGAATTAGAGATCAGAATGCCTAGAGCAAATCCTTCAACTTCAGGTCTTAAACGCAAGAAAAGTACTAAGCCTAAGCTTGTCGAAAGCGAGGTTAGTTCTGATTCTGATACTTCATCTGAGTATGAAAATATCAAGTATGAAACATCTTCTGAGAGTGAAGATGATGAAAACCCGAAAACCTCGAAGAAAGAGAAGGCTAAGAAGGCGAAAATGTCATCAGAGGAGAAAAAGTCTGAAAAGATGAAACATGAAAAAGATAGAAAAACATCTAAGAAAAAGATCAAGAAAAAACCTGAGGCTTTTGACGAGTCGGATGTTAAGATTGACATGTCTAATGAAAGTCTGAAACCTCAGAAAATCAAACTCGCCTCAAATCTTCTGGTTGAAAGTCGTACCATCGTTGTTGATGAGCCAGGTGTGAAGAAATTTTCTTATCCTGGAATTGTCTTTATTCGTAAGATGAAGGATGGGAACTGTTTCGAATTCAATCTTCCGATGGCGATAACTTCTAGAGTTATTACCGCATTGGAAATTATGACAAAGGATGGTGCAAGTAAGAACTGAAATATGAGAACTGAAACATGATCGGGCACAGCTCTTCTTGAGTTATTGCGGAATGGATTTTTTCGGATTTGAATTAATGACAATAATAATAATAATAACAACTGAGAGAAAAAACTTGAAATAATAACATCATTCTAAATTTATCAAATAATTTGTTTTATTTTTATTTTCACTTACTTTTTTGAAGACGAAGTCCTTGAAAATTTTCACTTTTAGGTTTTCCACTTTCAAGATAATTTCGTTGAAAATTTTTTACTTTCCCACTTTTAGGTCTTACTTTTTTGAAGACGAAGATTTCCTTGAAAATTTTCACTTTTAGGTTTAGGTCAATCATTTTTAGATTCAATTATTCAAAAAGATTATAAATTATTCAAAAGTCAATTCGCAAAAGTCAATTCGCATGATTTCCCGCAGCTTAATTTTACAGAGTTTTGGAAATTTTCCCTTCATTTTCCCTTCAAGAAAATACGAAAACTTAGAGAAAAATTTTTCACTTTCAAGATAATTTTCGTTGAAATTTTTACTTTTTCCACTTTTAGGTTCTGTTTTAAGATTTCCTTGAAAATTTTCATTTTTAGGTTTAGGAAGCGCTCCACTTTTAGGTTAAAATTTTACTCAAATCATTTTTAGATTTTGAAAATTTTTTCACTTTCAAAAAAATACGAAAATTTAGTGAAAAATTTTCCGGAATTCTCACTTTTAGGTTTTGGAAATTTTCCCTTTCAAGAAAATAACGCGAAAACTTAGAGAAAAATTTTTCACTTTCAAGATAATTTCGTTGAAAATTTTTTACTTTTTCCACTTTTAGGTCTGTTTTTTCACTTTTAGG